ATCCCTTTTCTGCCGATAGTGGCGGAGATTGGCTCTTGGAGGTAGACCCAAACATGGTAACCCTTGCTTCTGGATGGTTCTTTCCATGACTTTATACCCATTTGGGTTAGTAGGGCTTGTAGATTGTCAGCGTGTACGCTACTTATCTCACCTTCGTCTAGGTCTACGGCCACCCAGTCAACCATCCATACGTTGTTACGTTCCCATAGGGGATAAACCCCTATGGGAACATCCCCCAGTAAATGATCCTTGATCTTATTCAAGTAATCATCCCCCTTGCCGTCTACATACATTGGTCTAACTTGGTCTTTAACTGTTGCGAGGCTACCTCCTTGATGAAGGTTAGCAAATTTTTGTATAGTTTCTAAATCTGTCATCCTACTGTCCCTGCGTAAACTCTAACGATAGGCCAACAGAAGTCCATACCCTTTGCTTCCATGTTCTCCTCAAACTCTTCTTGGTCTGCAACAGATGCTAGTTCGTGGTTCGCACAGTAGATTGGGGTACAGAAACCTTCGTCTATTCCGTATTCTAGCCATGATTGGAAGTCTGGTGTAACCATTATTCTAGGAACCTGTCGTCATCTGGGATGTCAGATTCATAGTATTCTCTGACAAATCCACAGTTGGGGTCCATGAAGTAATCAATAGGAGGTGACGTTATCTTGCATGGTGGGCGCTTGTTCTTACATAGGTCTAGCGAAACGCTAACGCTATGTATGCGCCTTTCGTCATCTGTGAGTTTAGGATTATCTCTTCTGCGGAATACATTCAGTTGCAGGATTGCGTATTCGTCAGCGTTGAATTTGCCATCATCCATTCCTCTACTTGAGCCTCTGTGAGATTGCTTACCTGATTGGTGTATTAGTCCTACTGGTAGGTTCTCTCGTTCCGCCCATTCCTTTAAGCCCTTTAGGACTTTAGATACTCCTTCGTAACCTGATGCTTGAGGTAGTTGCTCTAGGAAGTCAACCATTGCGAAACGTGGCTTGTGTTGCCAGTAGTCTTCACATTCACGCATCGCTATTGACATGTCATCAAACGATAATGCGTTGGGGAATATCTTTACCCTGTCAAGGAAGCCATCTCTGGCTTCTCTGATTTCAGTTAGGACATCCCTGTCTTCTACCCTTATTGCTTCTTCTACTTCAGCTAAGTTACGTTTATATAATAATGCGTAGAGTTTCGCTACTACTAGAACCTCTGGTTCGTCTGGCGTGTAGATCACACCATAGAAGTCAGGGTCTTCTTGTAGGTTCCTAGCAATGCTTGATAGCACTACTGCGCTTTTGCCTGAATGCGCTCTACCTGTTACTACGAGTACATCGCTGGGCCATACACCTCTCATCTTCTCATCTATGTCTTGTAACCCTAGATAGAAGCAGTCGTGTGATCCCTTAGCGTATTCAACCCATTGGTCTACGGCCTCTGAGGTAGGCCTAAAGAACTTGTATGTTTCTCCCTCTTCGGGAAGGTTGAGGCCAGCTAATTTGGCCTCAACCTCCGCCTCAGTGAGGGCTGTGATGCCCTCTTCCATCAGCTTGCCTGATAAGCGAACTGTTGTAGCTCTGCTCTGCGAGCTACCCAGTCCCATTCAACAGCATCGGCTTCTGTCTGTCCCGCAACGACATCCCATACCTTTAAAGGTACATTGCTGTCACCTGCGTTGACCCACAGTCCATGATCACGAGCTACCGTGATCCCTGCGTAAGCCATAGCTTCTTTGGTTACGGAGAAGTTAGGGTAGTTCGTACCCTTCTTCGTTTGGTCAGTGGTTCCGTCTGCGTGTTCCTTAACTTGGAATACACGAATGTCCTGACCATTCTCGCCTGCCCATAAAGCAGGCTGGAACGCAATGATGTTCCATGCAGCTTGGTTATTGCCAGCATTTTTACCTACGCAAAATTCTACTCGTGGATAAACTCTGCCTGACATAACGCCACCCGCTGGTTTAGCAGGTGGAGCAGCTACTGATGTTGCTGTCGGACCCGCACTCGGTGCGCCACTATCGGTGGGTGCTTTCTGCGGGGCGCTTGTCGTACTACCACCAGTTTGGGGAACAGCACTTTTAAGCCTCCGCATAACCACACCGCTATCTGACAAGTCAAAATCTTGACCTGCTTGTTTGAGAACCTCTGATTTGGCCATCTCAAATAAAGCTACAGATTCTTCTGCAATGTTTGCATCAGGAACTGCTCGCTCAATTGTGAGAGAATAGTCAGCCGTTTCATACGGTTGCTCACTTACTTTCTGCGTGAATGTCACGCTTACTTTCGCCATGTCTGTCATGGTCTTTCCTTTCTCCCTAGAAGGGATTATCGCCGAGGAGTTTCCCCCGACATTTACCTGCCTGCCAAACAGGACACCACTTAGGTGAGCAATGCCACCCTTCCCATCGCTGAGGCCATGTTACCGCCTCATCAATGGTCAATAATGTGGGTACTATTGACCAGCAAAGTTCTACGAACGCTGCTTTATGAGCTTCTGTACGCTCAATTTCAATGACTTGTAATTTCCCTTTAGCCATAACAGCGAGATTAAATTGTTCTTTTCCATATGCCCAAGTATAGGCGTGCGATTGGATATCCCAACGCTTTTTCTCCCAAACTTCATAATGTCTTGATGGATTCTTCCAGTCCCAGATCACACCGCTTTCATCTATCCAGTCGGCTGTGCCTCGTAATACAAGCTTAACTCCATCACGGATGCCCATAGATTTTTCAAAAATTCTTTCAACAGATTTAGGTTTAAGAATTGGATATAGCTCTTCGTACCATACAAGCACATTGCTGCGAACGATATCTATTGTCTTCTCATAAGAGTCCCGCCATACATCCACCGCCGATCCATGATCGGCACAGTAGCTGTCTGCGATATCAAGTAGCTCTATTAATTCAACGTTCTCTTCACCGCCGAGCATTAGTAGTCCTGCACGTTCTATCGCTGCATGGACAGCGTTGCCTCGTAGTAGGTCAGAGGTTTGTTTTTGGCTGACCAATTCTAGTCGTTCTTGGCGAGCTTGCTCTGGACATCTAAGGAAGTTGTTTATCCAACTTTGCCTTAAAGTTAATGTTTTCATTTATCTCCCCTTTACGTTAGGGCCAGACTCAGAAGGGAGTGAACTGAACCTGACCCTAACTTTTGATCTCTTCCAAGCATACAATGCTTAATCCCTTTTTCCCACCTGCAACAGGTACAAAAAAAAATGTTCTGCGAAGCATTTAAGCTTCGCAGAACATTCTAGTACATGTTTTGGAATACATGGTGGATGGTCAGTAAATTTGTTTTTTGGGCCGACCAATTTTTATTGCTCTTTCGTATGGATTTAACCCTCCCCATACTCCATGCTGTATTTCATTCTTTAGCGCATAGTCTAAGCATTGATGCGTCACTGCACACTTGGAGCAGATACTTTTGGCTTTACGACTACTTGTATTTCCTTGCCATGTTGAGGGGAAGAACACAGCAGTGTCCTCCCCCTTACATGCAGCTTTCGTCAAATCAATCATTATTCATATTGTAGCACTCCCAGTGTGTCCATCCTCCACCTCTTGCTTGAAGCAACCAGACGGAGGCATAAATATTGGCGACAGGATTAAGGGGAGAGTAGCCAGCGAAGCCAGCTTGCTCTGCCCTATCATCCCACCATCTTGGCATATGTTGCATCAGACCTGATGCTCCCGAAGTTGGATTAACAGCGTTTGGGCGACCTCTACTTTCACAATGCATTACTTTCATGAAGGTATCAAGTTCCGATTCCAAACCATAGTGTTCTAACGCTTCTTCTACAACAGGCTGCCATCTATCTACATGCCAGCCCCATTGATTCACTGGAGCTTCAATCCCGATTGGGGTCCAAGCTACTGTAAAGAACCATATTAGATTCCAGATCATCATTCAGCATCCTCTTCCTCTTCTGATGGCCAACATGCATCACATATGTAGAAGCCACTGCGTAGACCGATCAGTTTCTCACGATACTCTGCGGGGGCTTCGGGCCATACATTTTGGACCATTTG